CGATCACTGGCGCCCGCATTCTCAACTGGACCGCCGCGCCGGTATACGTTGCGCCGCGACCGTACTATGGGCGTCCTGTTTACGGCGGCGGGTACTACGGCGATGAGGCGTTTGAGATTCGCCAACTCAACAACACGCTGCAACAGATTGAAGGCAATCGGCAGCTGGATGCTATTCGGAACCGGCCGTGGGGGCGCTAGTTATCTTCGTAGGTGTTCATGCCGACCCCAAATAGGGAGGTCAGCCACATGGCTCCACCCTTCATGAATCCTTGTACCTCAACGGCATCCGAAACATCTCTCAATGAGAGTGTAACGGAGTTGTCGTAGATGATTTGTGCAGGCGTTACCTCATCGCGCCCTACCGTTCTGCCGGTCGCCGTATTCATCATAAGGGCGGCAAGCGGAGAGAACTTGCTGCGGAAGAATCGTCCCACAGCCATCGCTTCGTCGGCGGCGTAATCGTATTCCCTCTCACTGTCGAAAAAGGACGAGAAGGACGAGTCAGAACTAAAGTCAGGTCGCCACTTTATCGGGATCGCTACAGCGACATTCCTAGATGAAGAGTTCAAGATGGACAAGATCCCGTATATCAGGCTTCCTTTCGTTCCAAACGCTCTAGGATACCTAAGCCGAGGAGTTGCCGAGCTGATTACTGGCCATCAAGTCGAGATTAACAGAACTCTTCGCCGCATTTCTCGCGCTATGAACCTCATGACTTCACCGTCAATCTTCATCGATTACATGTCTGAGGTGATTGATACGCACTTCAACAACGACGTGGGAACAATCGTTAAGTTCAAAGACAAACCACCGATCTATAACTTCCCTCAAGGCATTAGAGAAGGCTTGAAAACTCGCTTAACATGAATCTCACCATCTGAGTCGTGCCAGTGCTTAACGAATCCATCACCAAAAATGCATCCGTCTCTCAAGGACTTCTTGGTCTCTTCGTAAACTTTACCTTTATAGAATTGTCCGAATACATATCGGTCCATCTTCTTCGCCTGTTGCTGCATCCCCCAGTCGCCTTCGTCTGTAAGGAATGAAGGACGAACTTTGTTCTTAGAGATCTTGCTTACTAAAGTGTTAACGCCTGATTGGACCACGTTCATCGTGAATCGGATGTCGTTCGCGTCCACGATTTCATTAGTGAAAGCTGAGAATAATGGAAGGCCTGAATAAAGGCGGTAGTGCCTTTGGTCTAGGTCGTCCTGTTGCTGCTGATTGTTTCTAGTGTTGTTTACGGCCTTAAAGACTTCCTTGTGAAGGTTGTCTCCGTCCGATTTCCACCATGGTTTATTTGTTTCCATTATTTAACCTTGGCTTTTGTTTTGTCAGATGAGTAGAACAGATCGTCATCGATGCTTGGAGAAACTGCTTCACGCTTCGATCTCTTTGCTTCTTTGTCGATCATTGCCAGAGGGGAAAGCTTGATACTTGCCCCAACTTGAGAGAATTCTTCGACCTTGTGTTTAATCATAATCTTTACAAATTGCTCGAACTGTTTAGGCGTGTACTCGCCTTTCATTTCAGTAGTCATGTCTTGCCGCCTTTCGTTTCTGTAGTTGTTTTGCGTAGTCGTCCATATATTGTTTAGTGCCGTATTCTGGCTGCTCAATTGGTTGTCGATACATGAAGTTCCGAATGAATCTCCACGCGTAAAGAGTTGCGTCTGACAGATGGTTCTCACACCGCTCATCCTCGGTGTCCTGGTACTCGTCCTTCCATTGGAGCATTGCCCACTCGTCCTTGAGTTGTTTTGTATCTGGGAATAATTTGATTTTGCCTTGCTTGATATCGTCAGCCATAAGCTTTAAGAAGGTAGCCTTGTCTTGCTTGTCAGCGGCATCAAGTGGAAGACGGTGCCGGTTTCTCATCTCCTCTACCCCTTGCTTATTAGCTCCATCCACAACCACGCGAGAGATAGGATATTTAGACATAAGATTGCGAATAGTATTCGCGGTATCAGTGATGTCTTGCCCTTTATGTTTAGACGTGGTGACAACATAGCCATAAGGATCGCGACTTGAGTAAGCAAGGACTGCATAAGCACAAGAATCGTTAAACCCAAGATCGACTCCTAATACATAGTGGTAGTTTTCAAGAGTTTTGAAGTCGCAAGATGAGTGATCCATCATTTTAACGATGAGCTTCGTATCGTCTGAGCACCATTCGTTTAAGTAGTGGGTTCTGAACCATGAGGCATGCACCACATTCGGGTTAATCTTCTTAGCATCTTCCATTTCTTGATGATGAATCTTTGCCATGTAAGGATTGTCGTAAGTGGTCCAGACGTGAACCTTCCATAGCGCCGCCATATCCTCGATGCCTTTAATCACCTTCTCAAAGAACGTGTTAGGAATGTTTTCACATGTCCCAAGAATAATGAGCTCACCCTGCAAATCTGAGAGTGCCGGCTTAATCTTCTGGTAGCAAAGCTCAACCATGTCGATCGTCATTGATCCGACCTCGTCGATCCCGACCATGGAAATCTTTTGCCCAAGAATTTTTGCCATTTCTTTATAGTTAGAATTGACTCCGAACATGGAGAGAGTCGAGCAATTAGATAGACCGCGATCGCCAGTTCCATTCCGAAGCTTGATAACGCCTTCTCGCTCATACCCGATATATGGGACTGAGTTGGCCTCCAATACCTCGACAAGGGGCTTCCAAAGAATCTTCTTAGCAGAATCGAGTGTGAGAGCGGCGTAAATTGCGTCGTGTCCTGGATTCTCATGTAGCTTCTTTAAAACCTTTCTTGCGAATGACGTGGACTTGGCACCCCTTCGGGTACAGTTCCACGCTTGAAACCTTGCGGTATCAAGTATGAGTTCTTTTTGCTTGGGAAACCTTTCATCAACAAAGCTAATGCTACTTAGATTTCTTGCCAGTTCCCGCTGCTTGAGTTCCTGTACTAGTTCCTGAAGTCGATTCAAGTTCCATCACCTTAATGTTTGTGATTCCTACTGCGATCACGTTCTTGTCCTGGTATCCGATCATGAGAAGCTGGGCTTCTGTATCGTACTCGAGTTCAAAGATAGGCATTTTCGCATCTGATTTTTTAGATGTGATGAATGAGTGGAGCGTGTTTGTCTGTAGCTTTACAGCTTCGCCAAGTGTGGCGTTGATAACCTTGAGTTTCATTTAGTTTCCTTTTGTTTCACAGAACCAGTCGCCGCTCAGAACTCTCTCTACGGGATAAGTGGTTCCACATTTCCCGCTTACCGACTTAATACCTGATGTGACAACAGAGCCGATAACATACAGCTTTAGAGTGATTGCTAATACTGCTGCGGCGAAAACAATAACCAGGAAGATAAATCCTCCAACGCTTTTAAACATGATGTACCCTATTGAAAAAACCGGTATCGGTTGTAGTTAACTTTGTAGATTTTTTTGATATGGTTAACGTCTTTGGTCCAGTGGCTCACGGTTACCTCTCTTCGATCCTTATAGAACGACTTGAGCAGGAGACTCGCTACCCCGAGACGCTTAAACGTCTCCTTTACTGCTACATAGTGAAGGGTGTAGTCGGTGCCAAATACGGCGAACCCGAAAATAATATCTTCATCCTCTGATGAGCATGCGACCTGGCAGACAAGTTTCTCTTCGCTATTAAGCTTCTCGATTTGCTTCTGATGATTTGAGAAAAAGACTTTCCCATCTTCTCTGTATCCGGTCATGTTGGCGTAATAAGAGCGGAGCCACATATCCATCACAAGGTTAGTGTCTTCCGGTTTAAAGTCTCTGATGTTGATTTTCACTTAAGCTCCTCTACTTGAGCTTCGTAAGTCTCACCGGGCATTGAGTTAAATATGTTAATGTTGAGTAGGTATGTTTTGAAATTGACCCGGTATCTGGCCTGCGTGAGCTTGCTTCCTGTTGTTGCGATAGTTTTCTGCATCTTCTTTAGAGATTTCTCGATCTCAATGATTCTGTACAAGATCACGTCCTTATACTTCACTGGCGCTCCTTTTCTTTCCTAGCATCCAGCAAGGCCCGAGCTTCTGCCTCAAGCTCCTCGTCAGTCATGCCCTTAACTGATCTCTCGGTGTGTTCAACTCGATCAGTCCACTTGTGGCAGTTCTTCATGATAAAGATTTGAGCAGTCACAGAGGCGTTGCGAATCTTCCCAAGAGACATGTCGTGCATTCTCTTTTCGTTCGCCAACTGCTGCTTTGCCCTGGCGACTCTTTTGGTATCGGAAAACTCTTTATGGACTTCTTCCCATTGGTACAAAGTGTCCCTGTCTACACTCACAACTCCGGCAAACGACTCATAAGTCATCCCGGTCGCCATGTGGTCAATTAGCATCTGACAGTATTCTGGCCTATACAGTGATGGTCTTCCGTTTGGCGCTGACTTCTTGACTGGTTTCTTAGTCATTCTTCAACCCCGATGATTCCGAGCTGAACAAGGGTTTTTCCTAGTCCGTACCGATCCATGAGCTTGTTAATAACGGTTCTGTCTTCAGGATTGAGTTCAAGGGTGAGTTTGTACCCACCGTCTGCAGTGGTTGAAATGGCCTTAACAATGGCAGAGCATGAGCCAATTTCAGTGGTGATCATACTGCCACCAGCTTCTCTTTAACTTCATCAACTGAAGTCGCGTAGAACGCTAGGCCGCCATATCTTGTGATTGTTTCGATGAATTTGTTCTGAGAGTCTGTGCGAGATTTGTTTTGAGGATCTTTGACTTCAATCGCAAGTAGCTTACCCTTATAAATACCAAGGATGTCGGATACGCCGTTAATCGCGTACTTGCTTTTTTGCTTCTTGAACGTTTGGGTTCTGGTATCGAAATAACCAGTCGTGTGATTCTTCCAAGCATAACAACCCGGTAGAAATTCTAGATACTGTAAGATAGATTGCTCTATCAAATTTTCTCTAGACTTCGGTTTTCGTTTTGGTCGCTTGAGATCTACAAGGGTCTGCATTCTTCAGATGCAGCTCAGGATTTTGGTGGGGTCAAGAAGATTTTTGCGAGTTCTTGAGTGTTTTCGACTTATTTATTGCGAATTCTTTGGATTTTTCGCGAATTTGTAAACTATTTCAAAGCGCCTGCTGACAATATTCCTGCTCCAATTATCACTCCGGCGGTTGTCTCAACTACTTCTCTGACAATACTGTCGTTTGATTTAATGACTGCAGTCGACGACTGGCCGTTTGTGTTTGCCGGACCTCTGGAGGCGCAGGAAACCATTAAAAGAAGCAGCAACATTGTTTTCATGAGAACCCTATCGGAGCTCGTGATCTTTTCTTGTCTCAATTTTTCTTAATCGAAACTTTCTTCAAGGTGGCAGTCTTTGCCTTTAAAGAGAGGTCATCCAGGAACTCTCTCATTAGCTCCTCTAGTACCCTGGAGTGTCCAATCGGTTCACAGGCCTTCCCAAACTCTTTCATGATGGCCTTAGAGATATAGATTGAGTGAGTAGCGCGATCACTTTCCCCTCGTAACTTCTTCAATGTTTTCTTTGCGTTCATCCTCTAATCGTAAGAGGTGCGGGAATAAAATCTAGATTAGGATTTCGCACCTATGCTCAAGTATCGAGATGAGAGATAAGTGCCGGATTAAGGATTCTTGAGTAATGAAGAAAACTTAATACCCGATTAGTTAGACATTGTTTATACAAGCGGGGTTTTATGCAGGAAAGAGCGGCAATACTGTTGCAATTTGTACGGCTATTGGACGACATCGAAGGTAGAAAGACTGAAGAAAGAGAGATTGAAGTTAAGCTAAAGGATGGGTCCATTCTTAAGCTAGTTGTGATCTTCTCAGAGAAAAGCGAAAAGATTGGCCTAAAGCTGGTTAAGCCTTCTTAGTCATTTTTGCCTGCCTAGATTCCTCAGCAGCTGCGCCCAACAATGTTAAAACATCTCTCCAAACTTTGTGACCAGGGTCAATGTCTGCTGCGAAGTCGTATGCCTGATCTGGAACATTCATCATCTTCTGAAGGGTTTTTGAAACCGGCATAGCTACCGGCTTTGGCTCTGAGTCGCTCCTTAACAGGTCAACTATCGTAATCCCTAGAGCATTAGCCAAGGTTTGAAGCATCGCTATTGATGGGTTCCTGTCCTTCTCTTCAATATCCCTTACGGCCTGATAAGATATTTTCGCCTTCTCAGCAAGCTCTTGCCGAGACATACGGCCTCTAGCCGCGATCAGGTTCTTAGAAATAATCTCAATAGTTTCCATACGTTTACTTTAATTCAATTGTAAAAATTTCTCACCTAAGCTATGCGCTAAGAATTATCTTGCTAAAACATAGCTGCTAGCTATAATAACGCTATGAGAACAACAAACTTGGATCAATTAAATTACTGGCTGTCACAAAACGGACAACTAGCAAAAGAAGACCTGGCCTACAAGGCGCGAATTAAATTCTTTACTCTGGACAAGATTATAAGAGGGGTAAGAATGGCTTCCGAGCTTGAACAGACTGCAATCTGTAAAGCTACTGGTTTTAAAAGAGACGAACTTTTCCCTGCTTCGAAACAAGAAAAGTCCGCCTAGTTCTCACAACTGCGAAGTGGCAAGACGCCGCTTTATTACCACGGAACGAATCCAACACAAGACCAATTGAAAATTATTCATGCTTTTGCGTGAGTTCTATTAATGCGCCTTTTTTTGGAGATTTTTATGGACGACCTAGTCTTAGATTTCGAATCAGAAACAGAAAACGGAAATGCCGTTTATATCGAAGCCAAGTTTGAAGCCATCTATGACTTCGAGGCTGCTCGCTACAGCGAAAAGAAAATCATGTACTGGCACCTAATCGCCCTGAAAATCACACACTCAAAGATTAGTCATTATACACCTACAGACTCAGACTACGCAGAGTTTGAAGAACAGGCGAAAAACAGAGCAGCAAAAGAGGCGGCGTAAATGAAAGTTGTAACAGAATTAATGGTTGTGGCCCTTATGGATTCAATGCTCTTGGATGCGAAAAGAATTGAATCCTTACTCGCTATAAATATCAAGCACAGCATGGGTTGCGAACTGGATCTATTAGTAGCGAAAAACCATGTTGAGTCAATTGAACGCAAGATAAAGATAATTAGAGAAGAATCTTGGAATGGTTCGAACTTTTATAACCATCCGAAAGAGATCGCATAATGAGTGATTCAAAATCTAAGTTTATCGATCACCACGTCCTAACTAGGTTCCTGGATGCTTATGCACTTGAGTTAAACACGGAAGAAGAAAAAGAAATTTTAAGAACAGTAAAACAAGCAGCCGACGATTTTGTCGAGCTGAGCGATGAAAAAGAATAGGAGTTTATATGGGCCTCTTGAGACCAGCAACTAACCAGACAGCTTTTTTAAAAGTCGGAATCCTGGGATTCGAAGGATCAGGCAAAACCTACACAGCCGTTGAGTTCGCTATCGGTATGTCACTTAAAGGAAAAAAGAAAGTGGCTTGGTTCGACACAGAAAAAGGATCAGACTTCCATATTAAAAGATTTAAAGACGCTGGCGTCCAGCTGGATGTTGTTAAGTCTAAAGCGTTTAAAGATCTTGTCGCCACCATTAAAGAGGCCGAGGCAAACGGATACGACTTCCTAATTATCGACTCTATTACCCACGTATGGCGTGACCTGGTAGATTCTTGGCTTAAGAACAAAGGCAGAAACTTCTTAACTATGAAAGATTGGGGTGTTCTTAAATCTGAATGGGCCCAATACACAGACCTATATGTTAACTCGAAACTTTCTGTAGCAATGCTCGGAAGAGCTGGCCACGAATACGATCAGACCGAAGATGAAGAAGGCAACCAAGAGATCAAAAAGTCAGGAACAAAGATGAAGGTTGAAACCGAAACCGGATTTGAGCCTGATCTATTGCTCGAGATGTTTAAAGCTCCAAAAATCACAGTCACGACCGTTAAAGGTAAAAAGAAAACTAAACAAGAGCGCGGATTTACCAATAAATGCATCGTGATCAAGGACAGAACCGACACCATGAACGGCAGAGAACTAACTATGCCGAAGTTTAAAGATTTCGCAAGTGTAGTCGGATTCTTGAATTTTGGTGGTGAGCACTTAGGTACGGATACAACTAGGAACTCTCAAGACATGTTTGGCGACGTTGATTACTCATGGGCAGAGATCAAGAAACAGAAAGAAATCGCACTAGAAGAGCTTAAGGATCTACTGGTTAAATATGATCTAAGTGGGACATCCAAAGACGCTCAGAAAAAGAGAATTGAGCTACTTGAAGAGATGTTTGGAACGAGCTCGGCCAGAGCAATTGAAGACATGAAGCTTGAGAAGATCGTTGGGGCAATTGTTAAAATTAAAAACAAGCTAGGTCCTAAAGATGAACACGATCTACACGTAGAAGAAGCAGTGAAAGACGCTTCTGGAATGTTTTAAAGGAGTTTTCGTCATGGGTTACGTTTACGTCATTACGGATATCGCTCCAGAGGAAGGCCCAAATGAACTCCTTACTAACGTTAGTGTGGTTAAAATCGGCTTCACGTCCAACGATGTTGATTATCGAATTGCGCAGCTCCAAACGGGCAACGCTAAAAAGTTACATCTCGTATATTTGTACGAGTTCGAAACTCAGGAAATGGCAAAACAAGCTGAGAAAATGTGCCACTCAAGGCTTTCCGGTCTTGAGGCTATTGGGGAGTGGTTTTATTACAGTGCCCGGGTAGACAGCGTCCTAAAGAGCCTTAAAGGCCTGTGCAATCAATTTGAATCGTGCGTGTGTCCAGATGAAGAAGCCTTTGCTTCGGTGTTAACTTTAGAGGTTTCTAATGGCTAAGCGTTTTACAGACACGGAAAAATGGAAAGATGAGTGGTTTTTAGAGCTCGAGCCATTAATGAAAATCCTATGGCTCTACATATTAGACACATGTGATCATGCTGGTGTTTGGAAGGTCAATTTTAAGCTCGCTAGTTACTCAATTGGAACAGCACTTGATCGACAATCGGCCATAAACGCGCTAGGCACACGCATCAATATCATTTCTCTTGATAAGTGGCATGTTCCCAAGTTTATCACCTATCAGCAGAAGGGATTGTTGAATCCTGCTAATAACGCACATAGAGGCGTTTTAAATCTCTTAGAATACCACAACATACAAACTAGCCCCTACTTAGTAAATGCAAACACTCCTGAGGGGCTAGTGAGTGATTCACTTGAGTCACTAGGGGCACAGGTAAAGGTAAAGGTAAAGGTAGAGGTAAAGGATTCTTCTCTTCCTTCTTCTTCTTCTTTAAAAGAAGAGTGCGTCAAAATTGATAACGTAATCCAGCTTTTTAACGACAAGTGCGCTGGCCACGGGAAGATCTCGTACTGCCGTGGGCTTTCAAGCAAAAACATTCAGGACTTCATCACCACCGTTTCGTTTAAAGAATTCAAAGTAATTAAAACGTGGAGCGAAATTTTTCAAAAAACTATTGAATCTGATTTTTTAACAGGTCAACAAGAAGACTCTGACTTTGTTGCCACTCTGAACTGGCTTGTAGTCCACGACAACGCCTTAAAAGTTCTTAATGGTCAGTTTGGTACACGCAAATCCAAAAACGCAACCTCGTCGAAATATGGGCAGCATACGATAACCCCATTAACGAACGAAGAGACAGCCCTTTTAAAAGCAGCAGGACAAATATGAACAATCTAGATCAAGCGATTTTAAAAGCGGCTACTGCGATGCTGCAAAAGTTTAACAACCGCTTAAATAAAACTCAGCGCGAAAACGAAGCAACGCTTTCAGACTGGGCTTCATATCTGGCCATTGAAAAAGGGTACAAAGTTTCACAGATCGGATTTGCACTTGGTGAGCTTATGAAAAAGAGCCCAACGTTTATGCCGAGTGCTTACGAGATCGAAGGGCAGCTAATTCCTAAAGAGGAATCTGTGGCCGACTCCGCTCCGGTGATCGCTAACGAGCTCTTAGAGTTTTTTCGACTTCACCATTACGACCTTGAAGAAAAATATCTTTCAACGCTAACAACTGAAGCAAGAGCCGTTTTTGAACTCATTGGCGACTCACGAGTTTATAGAAATTCTGAGAATCCAGAAACGGCAAAGGCGCAGCTTGAAAGATACATCAAGGGCCTGCTTGCTCAAAAGAAAAACAGAGCAGTAAACCAAAGACTTGAATCAATCGGGATAGATGTCCCAGGAAGGGTTCTAGAGTTCCCTAAACCAGAAATGCAAACGATGGATTATTCGAATTTTTTACCAGAGGTGAATTCATGATTGGCCCAGATGGAAAAGATTACAACTTAGTTTTTAAACACAAGGAGCTTCCTGATGTGGTTATTCACGCGAGAAGACTTATGGATAGTAACTATAAATACATCTGCCCTTCTTCTGGAATAGTTGTACCAATCACGAACTATTCTCTGTTTAAAATTTACAACGCTGATAAAAAAAACAAGTCGAAGCGAGGCGGAACATCTTTTAGAAAATGTAAGAAGATTTTTACTATACAGACACAAGAAAAGAAGTTGGCCTAAGCATATATAAAAATATGCGAGGTTGCTTTGATAAAGAAACCGGAACTGAATCTCATCTACTTCGAGACTGAAGAGCTACAAAAAGGAAATGTAATTCCTTGGAGAGCACGAATGGTTGATAGGTTGAATTACGTTGTTGAAGATCCTGAGACGAAAGAAAGGATTCAGATCACTGAGCACAAGCTATCGAAGAGATTTGAAGCTTGCCCAGAGAACAAGAATCGACAAAAGAAAGTTTACTTAAAGCTAGGAAAAACCGGTTAACCAGTTTTAAAAATTATGAGCACGGGAGTTGCCGGTCTCCCAAATATTTTAAAGTAAAAAAAGTGTAAATAACAATTTTGGGGTCGAAGTGTTTACTATTGCTGGTTTCGCACTTCCAGTAATTTTTTAAAGGAACTACATGAAATTTAGAAATGAAATTGAGAACGCGACAATTATCAAAGCGGCGGACTTGGTGACCAAGCACTATAAAGATGACATTTTTTTGGCTCGGATTTGCGCAATCAATAGTTTTGAGTTTTCTAAAGCCAATGGTCCGGGCGTGGCGGTTGCTATCTTGAATAGCACAATAACCATGAGAATCAAGCAATACAAGACGTTCAATCCATGGAGCAAAGTAATCGGCTATGCTTCTGGTAACACAATCTATTGCAACTCACGCAAGTTCGATCTACCTCTTTACGATCGCGTAAACAATTTCATGCATGAGCCGCTTCACCTACTCGGCTTTATTCACAGTGGAAACTATGCGACTGGCAAAAATCTAGATTCTGTTCCTTACAAAGTCGGCGCTATCTTTGAGCAATACGTTCGCGAGATTTACGGTGATCTGTAAAATCCTATTAATCCAAGTCATCGCAATGATTTTAGCGATGGCGTTTTTCAGAGGGGCAAACGGTGTTCAACTTTCAAAAGAAGACAGAAACAAAAAGACCGACCCTTGCAAAGATACAGGAGATGCATGTTGTTTACATGACAGGGTTAAGCTTCTCTGAAACAGGTTCTCGATTTGGATTATCTCGACAATGGGTCTGGATATATTTCAAGCAACACGGGTTAAAGACTCGACCGTATAAGAGAAACAAAAAAGGTCGATGCATGATTAACAAGAACGAGTACCAAAGAAGATTGAGAGCAAATAAGAAATTGTTAAGTTTAAGAATGGATAAGGAGATAGCGTGAAACTAGAATTTGAAGTTACCGACTTAATGTCTAAAGAAGAAATTGAGGGTCATGCAAAAGATATCATGATTGAGGTTTTGCGCAAAAAGATTTCCGAAGAGGCTGAGAGACTACTAACTAACGCCGCCTACTATTGTGCATATCAGATTATGGACGGCGTAATCACTGAAAGTCAGAAGGCTCTTATCCAGGCAAAGACCGTGACCATTATCGACAAAATGAGCAGCTCTGATGTTTTCAGGTCGGAGACTCATTGGAGAGACAAGCCGTCTATCGCCTATCTTGAAATTGAAAAAGCAGTTCGTGAAAACAAGGAAAGAATTACTGATAAGACGATATCTGTAATTGAGAATTTTGACTATGAATCCAGACTGCAAGATGACTGCCTCGGCATACTTGAGGGTGCAATCATTAAAAAGATTCAAGCCAAATAAATAACCTTACCGTGAATAGGAACCATAGATGAATTGCCCAACTCATAAAGATTACTTAGCAGTCTGTAATTGCAAAATGCCTGACAAGGGCAAAGAAGACGGTGCTTGTAATCGTCAAAACTGCCAAGAACCAGGTGCGACTTGGTTTAATAGAGTCATGAATGCTTGGTATTGCCCGCCTTGTGCAATGAGAATCAATCAGAGCCAAAGAGACTACTCTACGGGAGTTTCTGAGCTTGAATTACGTGAACCTCTTTGTTCACCAAAGGAATAGTTATGGATATCTGGAAAAAACTGCAAGGTTGGTACACCCAGAACGGAATTAGCACTAGCCCGTTTTTCGATGGCTATTCTACTGAGATGGCAAGAGATCACATGATGACAGACTTCACCGAGAGAATGCTTGAGATAGAAGAATCACTAGACGCTTTTGGCGGTTGGTTAATTGAAAACAAGGCTCCAACAAGTGTGCTGAGTAAATTTAGAGAAGCAAGAAAGTCTCGTTAAGATAAATTAACGTGCGATGAGGACAATATGATTGAGCAGACTTGCATATGCTGTAAGAAGAAATTTAAGGCCAGAGAAGCTGACGTTAAACGTGGCTGGGCTAAAAACTGCTCTAAATCTTGTGCAGCCTCATCGACCAATAAGAAGACTGGCAACTATTCCAGGTTCAAAGAATCTCAGCGTAAGGCTACTTCGAAAGATGATGGCGAAGGATTTAGCGTTTTCGGCGAATCTTGGGATGATCACAAATTTTATTAACCGCTAAGTGATGAGAGGGAATTATGGATACTGAAAACCTAGATATTCAAAACGAGCTATCTCCTTTTGGTAAGGCGCTTGTAATGATTGGCGACCTCGAAGAGAAGCTAAGAATTGCGGTTGAGGCATTGGAGATTTACGACGACACAAACCCGGACGGATTGTGGTGGGCAGGAGTCAATAAGTCAACGTCAGAACAGGAAGCTGGAAAGTACGCTCGCGAAGCACTCGAAAAGATTAAGGCGAAGTAATGAGCAATAAAATAAACCACTTCTTTACTTGTGACCTGTGCGGAAAGACCGAGGATGTTGGCTATAGAGGCGAAGTCCCTCACTCGTGGACAAGGGTTGAAGTTAAAACAATCTCTGGCTATGGATTTTTCACTAGTTTTGATCTTTGCGGAGCTTGTGGGTGGGATGGAATAACAAGAAAGGGTAACACCGATTTAATTTCTAAGTTCCTAAAGATGATCGGGCTACCTAGAGCTAAGAAGCAATAGTAAACGTTACGGGATTGTTTAGAATTTTATAACGGTAATAAACGTTACCTTGAAAGGATGATTATGGAAAACCAGGCAGATATAAAGAGTGGCCAAGAAAATCTTGAGGATGATGGGTACACAACCATTCATGCTCCTATCAAAAGGCACGAGGGATACAACCTTACTATCGGTGATTTTGGTACTGCAATTCTAAATACTGTTAATGGCTTTAATAGAGTGCTCGCAAGGGCGGTTCAATTAGAATCGAAACTAGCGGAAGCGGACAGAAAGCTTAATCATCTCCAATCTTTCACTGGGGTAAATATTTCTGGATATGATCACTCTTATAGCTTCTCGGGCTGGGAGCTTTGTGACGAAATGTCAGACGCTAAAACGAAGCTAAAGACTGCGAAGTATGCACTCATTGATGCTCGATCATGGTTTAACGAAGACGATCATCCCGGAGCAATCAAAGGGATTGACGAGGCACTTAAAAAGATAAGCGAGGGTGTATGAAAGGATTAATGCACTTCTTGGATAAGCTAAGACATCCTACTGATCATCAATTTGAAATGATGACCAAAGATGAATGGCACAGAGACAACCAAGGCAACAACGTGATCACAAAGAGAACTCTGGTCTATGCTTGCGAGTGTGGTCATGTTTATAAAACTAAGAAAATTAAATAAGCGAGGCGAGGATGAAAGCTAAAGATATGAACGGTGTTGATATTAAAATCGGCGACAAAGTTAATCGCTGGGCACTTATCAAGAGAAAAACTGGCGAACCAAAAGTCAGAACCGTCGAAGACATTGCCCAACTCGGGAAAGGTGGCGAGACAATGATTTGGTTTAAAGAAGGTGGCGGCTGTCACCATCCAGAAGCTTGTGAAGTAATAACTGAATGATAGTGAAACTTTCCTTGCAGAAATCCTTAAGGGGTAAATATGTTATTTCTACTAGATAGCGAAGAAGTCGTAAAATATGAGCTTGCAAGAATTGGCCTAGAGTTTATCCAAGGTAAGTCTGCCATCACTAAAAATGACTACGGGACTGAAAGATATAACAAGGAATTCAAAGTCTTTGTTACCCGTGATGGGCGAGTGTTTAAAAGAAAAGAAAACTACGAATTTGAGTTTACTCATAACGTCTGTTCGCTTGGATATCACAGAGTTCATATTACAAGACCTAACGGAAAACGTGGGATCATTGGTATTCACAGACTTGTGGCTCTTGCCTTTATTGATAATCCAGAATCAAAACCAGACGTTAATCATATTGATGGCGATAAAAGTAATAATAAAGTTGAAAATCTCCAATGGGTTACGAAGAGTGAAAACATCCTCCACTCCGTTCATAACCTGGAATTAAGAAAACCAGGAAGACCTAGAAAAGATCAGGTATTTCATTAAGAAAGGTGGCGAAATGAGCCTTGAATATGTCATGGATCATGCTGAGAAGTCAGGCGGTAAAAAGATGGTTATTGCCAGGTGCTCATGTGGAAGAGAGTTCCCTATTAGAAAAGAAAGAATGAAGTATCAACCAAGCTGTAAAGATTGCTCACCCAAGGGAGCGCAAGGGAATAACATGGAAACAAACATTAATGGATTTAAAATTAGGGCCTCTACTGGTGGGTCAAGTCGTGGCTGGGTTGGGGCTCTTGATGAATTAGTCAGGATGCAAAAGTATCACGCCCACTACTGCCCGAAGCCTATCAATGATTACGATAAGGGGTATGCCAAAGCTTTACAGGAATGCCTTGAGTTGTTTGGCCATAAAATCTCACCCGAGCACAAACTCATGGTTAATACCGACGCACAATAAGACAATATTATCAGGATTTAGCTATGACGAAATTTGAAGACCTAACAGGCAAAACCTTTGGAAAACTTACGATTGTAAAAAGAGCTGAGAATTACGAAGGCATGGCCGGTGATTCTCGCCCTCAGTTTGAATGCGTTTGCGAATGTGGAAATAAAGTCATCAAGCCTACTCGATCAATTAAAAAGATCGGAAACAGAAACGCATGCAAGCCTTGTATGGAGTTAGCTGGAAATTGTAACTCTAAAGGTATTGTCTACGGTCGAAACGCAAATGGATTCAAGGTTAAAACTATTATAGAAAAGAGAGCATCATGAGCACCCCTGAAGAAGACTTCAAAGAACAAGGCTTCCACTCAAAGAGCGAGATGAGAAGACTCAATATTCAACGCACGGTCGGCACTGACGGGCTAAAAGAAGTCAGTGAGGAAGCTAAAGGAAATGGAGTGCAAGTCTCCAGCCGTGCGCCTTTTAATGAAATCGATAAGAAAATTGAGGAAGATTTTGTTAAAGCGGTCATGGATATTCAAGAGATTGATCTTTCCGATTGCGACAAAGAATTTACTGATCTTTATTGGTGGGACAAGAAGGCTTTCTTCAAATCCGCCGCCCTACCCTTGCACCAAGAGATTGAGCAATTGAAAGATGATAGAGAGGCAGCATGGGATGCAATTCAAGAGCTGAGAGATGAGCTTGACGAGTTAACGGCACCTTTTACTCCTAGTCTTAGCATGGATGACCTTGCTGAACACAATCTTGAAGTAAGAGAAAAGCTTAAACTGGATGCGCCAACAAAGGCTCGCTCATGACCCCTCACGTTTCCGAAATAAAACAGGTCGTAATTAAAGAAGTCAAAGGTCGCAACTGGCATCGACCGGTTTGGATCACGAACGCGAACGGGTTCAAGGTTAGGGTTTTAAAGAAGAAGGAGAAGAAATGAACGACGAGAAAAGAAAACTTCTTGCGGATGCAATTCTGAATAAGAAAGACCATACGCAATTCACCTTAAAGACAGCTCAGAGCATGCTTGATTTTTATAATTTTTTTGATTACGGCAAAGACTTCAGCTTTGAGCAATTGTCTGAATATCACAATGAGATTGTGAGCGAATACGGGCAAGACTTCTTTAGCGTTTGCCGTGGCTTTACTCCGATCCACCCCAGACTGAGATCATTCGCATTTAATATCTGGTCCCGCACGAAACAACTGGAGAAGCCATGAACTTCTATTGGCTCGTCGCAATTATCGTCATCTGCTATACCGCTGATCGCTGGCGCAGAAATGCCTCGGATGACTTTATGGACTAAATAACTTTCCCCTGATTCTCTAAATTTATGAGTTCAAATAGAATATAACGCGCGAACGCAGCGCAAAGGAATTGTCATGGCAAAAAACAAAAGTGTACCGTTAGAAAAACTCTTTGAAATTCAAATATGGTACATCGATGATGTGATGCGACTCACTCACCTTAAGCGCAAGACTATTTATAATCTTTGCTCACTAGGCGTGATCCCTCACTTTAAACAGAGAAAAAGGCTCGCTTTCATTCCACAGGAAATCCGTAAATGGAACACGCCAAGGAGTGTTGAAAATGAAGCAAGTTAGTTATAAGCCCACTAAGCACAAAGGTATTTTTGAAAATACCGCGACCGGAAGATATCAAGCAAGGCTCCAAATCGGGGCCAAACACTTTAAAGAAACCTTCGACTCTCTCTATGAAGCAAGACTCTGGAGAACGAGTTTTAACGGTGAAGTCTCAGCGGTTCCGAAAAAGCACACCACTTCTACCCTTTGTGAAGTCTGGGAGGCTATGCAGTTGAAGCATTTCCCGACACTCGAAGACAATACACGAGCTGTATGGCTTAGAAGATACTCGCTACTGGCGAAGCTTGATCATCTAAGAATGGAAGAAATCACTTCGGACGAAATAGACGAATGGATCACAGAGCAGGTTAAGTATTTTAAAAGCGAAGAGTATAGCGACAAGCGCGGGCTAGCGAAAAGATGCAACCTCGACAATGAGCTAGACTTGTTTACGACCATTTTTAACTGGTATAAAAAATCTAAAGACTTCAAGGCCGAGGCAAACAATCTTTCTAGTCCGATTCACCGCTCTCATTACAAGTTGGGATTTATCAGAGCTAAACCTATTAAGGATAAATCTATAACACTTGAGGCGGCCTTGCAATTCTTCTCATGCCTAAAGCCTCTCTATATGGATCTCGCGCTCTTTCAATTTTATACTGCCTCACGTATTGGTGAAGCCGCTGGCCTTCAGTGGAACAGAATTGATTTTGAGAATCGTAGAGCGACAATTATGGAGACTTGTGTCTGGGATAGTCATAAGAAGTTTTTGAAGCTTAAAGAGTATCCAAAGAACCAGGAGCCTAGACCTGTCTACCTAACAGACGACTTGATATTTCTTCTAAAGAGAAGAAAAGCTTTTCAGGTCGAGGGCTGTGGATTTGTTTTTCACGTTAATGGCATTCCCTTAAATGCGGGAGTTATTGGCAAGAATTACAATACGGCCCAAAAGGTTGCCATGCTCCCTTATTCAGGGACTCACATTCTAAGACATGGAATGGCGAAACTTGCCCGGAAACTTGGTGGCTTAGATGCGGTTCTTGCAATGACCGGACACAAGGATATCAAACTTGCAGACCACTACTCGAAACTTGATAAGGAGTTTCAGAAAGAGACTTCGGAAAAGATTATGACCCACATAAATTCTATAAGAATGGGGCCAGATGACAGCAAGGTTGTGAATATGTCTGATTTTAGAATAGCTGAAAGCCGTCCTTGACCCGTCCCCCGCCCCGCCCCTAGAGATTTGTATTGTATTTTTATTAACGAAAACGGACACTTGAAAAACTTATGCCAGAACTACCCGAAGTCTGACTGACGGTTTTGTGAAACATATTTTTATCAGTAACTTAGAGTGAAACGGGCCTTTTTCTTCTGTTCCTATTGTTTCCCGATGTAGCCCTATATTTCCCATTTCTCGAGATAAATCCGCCCCTCCCGCCCCCGAGAAGATTTTTCATGCAGCCACCGCCCTTAAGAATTTAATGATAGAAGAAGCTATGATTTATGTTCTTTATTGTCACTCAGAGCCCGCCTTCTTAAAGATTGGTCACACTAAGACCTTTAAAAAAAGACTCAGTGCCCTTCAGATCGGGTGCCCTTTCAAGCTTACTCCGATGGCCATAATCCCAGGCACAGAAAGAGACGAGAAAGAGATTCACGAAAAGCTTATCTTCCACAGACATACTGGTGAATGGTTTAGATGCAAAAAAGAAGTATTAGATTTTTTCAACATCAACTTAGATCACTGGGTGAAATATTACGACTACCCAGAAGGCGATATTTCCGAACCTGTACTGGCCACTCCTCCCGCCTAGTGCCAGTCCCACGAAGCTATGAGCTTATGGAGATCAAAATTGGGGCAGCTTTTCATTGGGTCTAAATCATTATGGGCCAGAATGTCTTTCTTTTCTAAAGCGTATCTGTTGCAAATATCTTTTAGAAGCTTTTCTAAAGACTCGAATTGCTCTCTAGTAAATCCAGTTCTTCCTGAGAGGCATATTCCAATGGATCGAGAATTATGACCTGAGACATGCGCTCCAGCGGTTTCTTCAGCTCGTCCAGGATGAAGTATACCGTCCTTGCTGATGAAATAGTGATAGCCGATATCTCTCCATCCTCGCTCTTTAACATGCCATTCCCTTACGGTTTCAATGTTATCGTGGGCCGGAATATCTGAGTCGCTACAGTGAACGACGATTAAGTCGATCACTCTCATTTTGGAACTTTCACGTCTGGATACTTATTTTTCAGGATGCGAATTAAGCTTTCCCGCTCTTTCCCCGTAGCATTCAGAATTTTTTGAATCAAGTCATGAGAAGATGAAACCTTAACCGGCTTTTTCATTTCAAATCCCGCATCTTATAAAGACCGAATCCGAGTTGATAAAACCAAGTCAAATCTTCAAAGAATAAAGTTCGTTTTTCCCACTTGAGACAAATGACAAACTTCTTGATGCAAACTTCATTCTGATAAGATGGTTTGAATTTATTATCCGAAGGATCAAGCCTTAAAGGAAAGAATGCTTTCTCTGGTTCAAAAGCAATATCAGGAGCTTTAACAGTCGGACTATTTGCCTGAATTACGCTCTCTGACAATGAGTTCTGCAAGTTGGTCGGCTTCGAAGCGCAACTTATCAAGCTTGAGATCAGAGCGATCATTAAGACCTTTGTTAAGTTCATCCTGATACTCCTTACTGATCTTTAAATACTTTTTTAAAAACCTGTCCTTTCTCTCATCTTGAAAGACTTCAGCAGCGATCTTAATAAGAGAAAGGGCAAGTTCTAAGCTCATTACTTGATCAAGTCTTTAACTTCAGAAGGGATCTGAAGAAGGTCAAGCTCAACTTTAACCAGTGGTGAACCATCTTTATTTGGATCAACATTGATGATTACTTTAGCGCCTTCAAATTTCACTTCTACTACTTGATTTTCCATATTCCCTCCTTGGGATGTTATTTTTTAAGTTCTTTAAGAATACTGTCCAGTTTCTTATCAGTGCGGTCGAAACGGTCGTTCAGATGGTTCATATCTGCACTTCTTACAGCCATGATTCTCGACTCCATAACCCCTGCTTCAGTGATAGCGATCCCTTTAACAGTCATATATGCGCCAATAGTGAGCGTACCAATGAACCCAATAACCCCACATACTGCCTTGAGTGTTGGGAAGACGAATTGAATTAGCTGCTTCATCATGGGATACCTGTGCAAGTGAGTGAGGCAAAACCTGTATTTGCGTTGGTGCCTGTGTTGTTAGTGAATCCTACCCTTGCATAACTTGTTGTCGAGTTGGGTCTATTGTGTACAAACATGCCGTAAGTCGAGCCAAACCCGCTTCCATTACAGTTGTATTTTTTGCCATCAATTCCGTTTACGTTATACTCACCTGTTGCATTCCATGTTACTGAAGTAATTTTATTTCCGACTTGGTTGCATAAAGTACAAGTTCCGGTTGTGCAAGCGGTAGAGCAGTCTGCGCTCGCGCCAAAATAAACACTCTGAAAATCTGATCCAGTACTACCAATTGTTGTCGGCGTATCTTTCAAGCTCGCCACGATTACGTTTGAGTTTTCCCAGTTGGAGATTGGGACACGAGCGTTGATTGTAATGGGTGATCCCGTCCCGTAAGAACTTCCAAGTAGTTTTGTTAAGCTACCCGTGCTTGCATTCTGCTGAGAGAAGGTGATGTATCCAACGGATGGCTCTATTAAGTTATACGAGCTTGTTGCACCTGTTCCGGTAAATGCTCCGAATCCTGCTGATTGAATACTTGGGATTTTCCCGGCTCCGGCACTTGTTAAAGTGACTCCATTTAACTTTAGATTCAATCTTGCTTCGACTCCTGTTCCTGTACCTGGAGTAAACTTCCCCCTCATTAAAAGATCATCCCCGTCACGCTTGCATTGAGTCTCAATATTCGTGACAGTCCCGAATCCGTTGAAGTCAGTAAACGTGTGACCACATGAAGCCCATGAAGTATTTCCATTAGTGCTTGAGAGAGTGTTAGTTGAGGCTGCGAATTGAGTGACAGGCAGAGAGAAGCCTCCGTCGATAATATCGCCTGTGGTTAGCGTTACCGGAGACGCATGCGTAACTGCCACTACTTGCCCAGTAACAGCATTTTGGTATGTTAAAAAATCACCGTTTCCTGAGTAAAGAGATTGGATGGTATAATTTATTCCTGCGCTAACGTCCAATAAATGAGCTTTTCCAATTGGAGTAAGGACGTTTGGTGCAGACATTTTGGCTGTGTCTACTGTGGACCCAGTGGGCAGATTGACCGATATACTACCTACTGCTGAGGGAGTACCTGTAAAAGTAAGTCGATAAGTTGTTTCAATGTTTTGCCCGACTTGTCTCCATTTACCGACCGCTGTTACGTTGGTTAAATTAGTGGCAGGAGTGTAGTCGGTCCATGGCCCAACAACGTTTACGCTAGCAGTGACCGACTGATACCCGACATGCGCTTCATCTAAAACGACTGCCACACTTCCGAAGGCACCCACGGTAATTTCAATCGCAATACCTGTACTAGTAGTCCCACCCACGATAGGGATTGATACAAGACTGTAGTCCGTTATTGGGAAACTGAACGTGTCTTTAAGGAAGGCAGTATTAGCTCCGTTTTTACGGGCATACACCTTGATAGCAGACGATGCTACAGAAGGTTTGATGAAAATAGAGGCAAGGGCCTGTGTCTCAAACCCTGTTGAAACGTCTTGATAAAAAGTACAAGTGCCGCCAACCGCGCCACCCACGCAAGTAATCTCTGCGCTTTTTGTGCCTTCAAAAGGTGTGGCGGCCGCCACTACTCCGCCGGGGATGCCAGCATCACCAGTGAAAGATGTAGACCATCCGGTGCCAATAGTTTGATGTTCAAACCCTGGATTCACTAAGCGGTTTTTGTTCCCTGTTTCAATGAGTGCTTGAGAAGATGTGAGCTTAGTTGCCTGGCTGTGAGGTGTCTTGATTACCGTAGCCACTGATTTAGTAGCCTGCGATTGTCCTTGAATAAATGGAGGCGCATCACCTTGACCGAATGCCGAGAGAGTAAATATTAAAAATAAAAAGATAATAATGTTTTTCATAAGTATTCCTTACGTGAACCAGATAATTGCAGCGTCAAACCCTGTACCGTCTACGTCGAAGAGAGCCAAGTTAGCCGCTCCATCGATATATGAAGTAGATTGGCCCACTCCGAGATAGAAACCGTCTGTTACCGAGGCTCCTCCCCCCTGATTTGTGAATCTTACTGCTCCGTCAGAAACTACTGAGTTCTGAATAATGAACCCTTTGGCTCCAGCAGGTGCAGGGGAATTGGAGGTGGTTGCTGTTACGTTAACTACTGAGTCTAAAACTCTTCCAGTGGTGCTCGCATTGATTAAATCTAAGAAGTTTTTTACATCTGTTAAAGTCGTATTAAGATCTGTTAGTAGTTGTTCCTGCTCAGTCGATAGAACTACTGGAGCTGAACCGGCACTCGCTTTCTGCCCGAGAGTTCCGAACTTGGCTTCGAGTGCTACTAGAGTCGTTTCTGTGGCGAAATCTTCCGCGCTAAAAGATGCGGCTAGTGCTGCCAGGGTTGTTTCAGTGGCTACGTCTCCGACCGCTGCAAGAATGTTATTTTGAACAGTCAGTGAAGACGCGGTGTCTGCCTGAATGAGCATTAAGTCTTGAGCTGCCTCAGACAAATCCATAACCATCAAATCCAACTTGCCGCTAATCTCTGTCTGTAGCGCGCTTGTGGCGAAGTCTACGGCCGAGATAGTTTGAAGTTCTGCCAAAGCATCAGCATCGTGGACCAAGGCTTCCTGACTAGCATTTACTCCAATATAGTTACCTGAGCCATCTCCAACCCTGAGAGAGTCAAAGCTTGACCCTATATCAGTGGTCTGGATATTTATATCGCCAGCAGTGATATTAATATTGGTCCCGTCGACAGCCATGATTTTAACGGGTACAGCAACCACTTCCGAAGGGGTAGAGTTGTCTGAAACTGCCGAAAGAACACCCTCTTTAATAATGTTCAACCCTGTCTGAATCGGAGACGCTCTTAATTCCGCATCCGTTAAAGGGTTTGTGACATTTCCATTACTGTCTAGATTAATTACTGGTAATGGTTTCGAATTGGACGGTGTAGCAGTATCCATTGAAACAGAAGTGCTCGTCCCGTCTAAGATAAATTCAATAGGTGGTACGGATACTGAAATTGGAGTTGGTGGATAGATGTATAATTTCATTATGCACCCACCGTATTGCCAGAGATCCAGGCGTTGATCAGTCCAGCTCCACCATTATTAGTGAATTCTAATCGCATCCACTTGAATCCATGATTGGAAATTTTAAAAATATAATCAAGCCCGTTGGCGGAACTGATAATTGTCTGTTCCCCAAAATCTAAAGGCTTGAACTCGGAATCGGTGGTGATTTCTTTATCGTTGCAGACAGTGACTTTTAACTCTCCATTAACAGAGGAGTCGATCAAGGCTGAGTATGTAACGTTGTCTACTCCACTTATGTCTGATTGTTTAGACGATTCGTTTAATGTTGAATCTGAATCAGTGTAGACTTGGTATTTTTGAATAATATTTCGGCGACTCATGAACTGCCCCTGATATAGGTTAAGCCCTTGTTTGGGCATGCCTAAATCAGGATATTGCTCATCTCTTTAGCGTTGTCTATTACCGGCCAAGCACCCTCTCAAGTCCCGTCTGGCTTCTGTCACCTAATTTGATATTCTTTGTGCCTGGTTTTGGGCGACTAATTTGCTGCAAGTTCTGTTGAGTGCCCTGTGCGGAAATGCCCTGTAATTGAGCAAAACCTTGAGGAGTGTAGGCTTTTTTCGTCTCAATATTGAGAATTTTAGAGATTTCTGCTTTTTGCTTTTCAGAGATTTTCTTGAATTCTGGAAGCCTGTGTATCATTTCCTCTCTGACTGCTGCGAACATTTTTGGATAGACAGCTTTCATGGCCTCCATAGATTCCGGAGAAAAGTATCCATGCTTAAGATTCTCAAGAGTCTTGTAAGGGTTCTCAACCGCCTCCACGTAGTTTTTAAATTTCATCACCTCAGACCTAGATCGAGGAGTGTCTTTAAAAGGTGAATCGTCTTGCTTTGGCACCTTAGAGTTAAGAAACTGGGCCGCATTGAGAACTCTCTGCTGTAATGCTTGGGCAGTTTTCGGAGCGGTTTGGATCATGTCTTGATTATTTTTAACGAAGTTATCGACAATCATGGCGGGATCTCGAGAATAGATCTGTATCTGATCCTGGATGTCTTTTTCTTTGGTTTCTGAAACGTCTCGACCGGTTAAGTATTTAAGTCCTGATTTTGAAGACATGCTTCCGGCCTTCTGGGCCTTATTGAAAAATGCGTCTACGGCATCAGAGACTCCAGTCTTGCCTTTATTTGAAGCGAGTTCAATCTTTCTTAACAGGTAAGATGCGGCCTTATCGCCGTACTCCATTTGGGCTTTTCTAAGAGCGTAACCAGCGGCCGCTCCTGGTAAGCCACCGATTGTTCCACCGGCAACTGTAGCGAGTCCTTCCGTTAGAGACATGCCTCTATTGTTGACTGCTTTTGATCTTCCCGACTCGAGAATCTTTTCTAGGGTGATTGATTTCTCGAAAAGCTTTTTACCTTTCTTGTATTGGTCTGCGAGTGCGGTGTCGCCAGAACTCTTTAAGACTTTATCAACCTGATCCTCCATCTTGCCCCAGAGCCTTTGATAAGCTTCCTGGAGTCGCGATGGTTGCAATTTAGAGAATCCTGCTTCTTCGGCAAAGATACGAGACTGCATTTTAATTTCGGCAGGAGTTAGTGGAGTTTTTTGAACCACGTTACCAGCAGCATCTTTCATGGCGTTTACATCACGAAGGTCTGCGATCAGTTTATCGAACTCGCCCTTTTTAGGGCTGTAGAGGTCTCCAATATCGTCTGCGAATTCTTCTTGAATAAAGTCCGCTAGATCATCACCATAGATGAGGTCTTCTTTTTTGAGTTGTCCATTTTCTAGTTTGGAAAGGAAATCGGTCTGAGCTTTATCTAAAGCATCTCCCATCATCTTCCCAGCACCTTCGCGCACTACTTGGTTGTTTGCATCCAGGTCATCGATGCTTGTTACTACGGCTTCCTTAAGGCTCTTTGACCCTTTAGATTTAATTCCACCGTTTATAAGGATGTCATCAGCAGAGTCCTCGAACCCTTTCCCGATATCCATAGCGAACTCGTTAAGGTCTTTCGTGGTCAGGCTTTCTTTTTTTAGTATTTGTTTAATGTGATTTTTTTCGGCACCGGCAGATTTAAGGAAGCCAATCTCATTATCGATTAGGCCCTTAAAAGCTTCCTTGGTTTTTTCAGCAGCATGCTTCATGCCTTTCTTGATTAACTCTCCGCCTCCGCCAACAGCGCCACCGAATGCGCCACCAATTAAGGCACCTTCGCCCATTGAGGCCAGCGCGTTCTCAGCATTGAACTCAGCATCTCCTAAAGCGTCTTCAGAAATAAGCTTCCCGACTCCGTAAAGAGAGCCTTCTACTGCAGACCCTACGCCCATCTTAACGGCGTTTTTAACAACGTTTGAAGTAGTGTTTGCCAGGAATTTCCCAGTTAGTTTTTGAGCGACTTTCTTTCCGGCTAGTTCAGCAAGTGCCGAAGGAGCAGCAACAGCAGCTCTAGCCGCTAATGAAGTCCCTCCTGACAATAAAGCAGGAGCGATTGTCCCAGCAATTTCGCCACCAATGGACGAGACCGGGTTAGCATCCTGTAAGTCTCCAAGCTCTTGCTCAGAAAGCATACCTGTCTGCTTAATAATTTGGTCAGATAGTCCAAGAGTTGTCCCGCGAAGAACCGAAAGAGCTCCTGCCAGTACCGGCTTTTCGCCAGCATCTGCGAACTCATTTTCTCTTTGAACCTGTTCAGGTGGAATATATTTAAAGCCAGCGTCTAAGGCAGATTGATACTGATCAATGGGTACGATCCTCCGTACACCATCCGTATCTTCGAACTCAGATTCATCACCTATTGGGGGCAGAGTTGACCTTGCCTCTAATTCTTCCGGTGTGCTTGGCGTGAGTTCGGATAATCTCATTTCACTCTTCCTATTTCGCTATTTACTCTTGTAACACCATTGCTTTGAGCAGCAGCACTTACGCGATTATCAATGTATTTTTCAAAGGCGTTAAGCTTAGCGAGTGTCTTCTTATCCAGAGACATAACATCCGTAGGATTTCCTACATACATCTTCACTAAATCCTGAACACCCTTGTCCAGCGTACCTAGAGTTTCAAGGCCCTTCAACTGAGAAGTGATGGCCCCGACTGCAACTTCTGCATCTGCTCTGGCCGTAGGGCTAAGAGATTTTCCATTTTGAGCTGTTATTTTTCTCAACTGCTGAATCTGTTGCTTAATGAGTCGCCCTGACTGATCCACGGCCTTAAAGTTTCTGCGATCTGTAGCATCTGGAATCTCTCCATTCCAACCAGGAACAGCAGACTTCGAAGATTTTTCGGCCATCTTGGCAGCTGCTTGCTGTTGATGCATTAAAGCGGCGTTATAGGCCTCTGTTCTGGCAGCCTTGGCGTTTTCAACTACGAGCCTGGATTTGGCTGTCTGTTCTTGGATTTGAGCTTTTAAAGCGATTCCGTGATAAATACGGCTTTTAAGTACGTCACTTGCAGCATCGACATTACCTTCAAGTCTTGCGGTTAACTTCCCGAGTTCTGTTTGACTCGATCCAAGTTTCTCTTTACGAGTTAGTAACTCTTGTTTCTGAGCATCGATATCTCTATCAACAGAGTTTTGAACACCGTCACGGAAAGACTTGGCACTATCTGGACTTAGTGACGAAAAGAAAGCTCCAAGCATAAGTCCAATCTTTTGGCCGGTCGAAGCTTTGCTAAAAACTGACCTATCATCGAATTTGAAGTCTTTAACTTTTTGATAGTCTTCATCAACCACTTTTTTAGTTCGTGCGATTGCCTCTTCTGTCCTAGCAACTTTTGCCCGGGCATCATCTTCGGCCTGTTTGTGAAACTTGTCAGCTTCAGAGATTAGCCTGTCTGCGCCTTCTTCTTGCTTGTTAACAATGGCCTCCATTTCGGCAGTACCTTGAGGTTTAACCTGTCCTGGAAGACTAGAAGAAACAGACGCAGGACTCGGACCTTGGGAGGCCGGCTTAGAGATTTGAAGTTGAGCTTCTTGAACCTGAGGTTCAGGAATGATTGGGTCAACAACGTTCAAGGCTTCTTCTGGTAAAGAAACGGGATCACGTTGCATAACAAGATTATTGGCCTCATCAATCGCTAACTGCTCTTGTGCTCTTGCTTCTTGAGCTGCAATTGATTGACCAATTGGTGTGCCCTTAGGAATGATCGAAGCAAGTGCCGACCTATTGGCCTGAGTTGGGTCTGCCATATTATTTTCCTTTGCCTAAGTGTTTGGTTCTTTCGTTTAGTTCTGCGATAGCGGCGAATAAAGGTGCCATGCCTTGAGCGTAGTCAACCACTTTGCCGTTTGGTGTATCCGTCACCATTTGTTTTCCAATATCTGACTTTTCCAGGTCTTGTGCCATTACGCTTTTAACTTTTCCTTCAGGGTTTGGTTTACCGCCTGGTTGCTTAGAATCTTTTTTGTATTCGTAAACATAAGACTTAAGAGCATCCATGAATTCAGTTACTGACTTCGTAGATTCTCCTTTAACTTCCTTGATATTTGTTTTTGAGTTTTCATCAGAAGATGAGGCAATAGTAGCAGCGGACGATGCCATATTCCCCATCATCTGCATATCTTGACCACGCTTGGCGGTAGCAGCAGCTTGATCTGCCAGTGACCTCTGTAGAGAAACACCATTTGCAGCAGCGGCCTGAGCGGCAAGTAGTTCGTCTGCTCCTCTCATTTCCGCGAGTTTCGCAGAAGCTGATTCTCTGGCCATATCTAGACCCATCTGGTGAGTTGATTGGGCTATATTCCTATTTAATAATCCTTGATTTGATACGCCTCGAGCAGAAGCGGCGGCAGAGCTTTGTGATTTCGCTAGGTCATCCATTGCTCTTCTGAACTGAAGGTCAGAGATTGAGTTTCTTCCGGTAGCGATTTCGTTCTGCCTCTGGATTACTTGCGCTTGAGCTTCTTTAATGTTCCTAGGGATTACATACTTAGGAGCTTCCGCAACTGGAAGAACAGGATTCGGATCACTCGCGATAACTGCGGCCTGCTTCTCTTGATCTGTTGGTTGAGCTATCATTTCACCATTGGCACCAGTTGTATCGGTAGTTCCTGCCTGTTGATCAGTTACTCCTGCCGAATTGTTCTGATTTGGATCAGTGCCACCTGCTCCACCGCTTGGTTGTGCCGTTCCTTTGGCCTTATATGCCTGCCCTTTCTTTGCGGCAGATCCTCCAGTTAAGTCATATTGATTAAACCCAAGCGTTCCAATACTCTTTAGAGATTTAGGGTTATCCCATCCACCCATCGCAACACTTTTCCATTTTGTTTTCTTGCTCAAGCTAGATCTCCTTAATTAAGTAATAATTGTCTTCATCTTCATGACTTACAGTTAATCCGAATTTCAGATTTGCAGACATGGATGCCTCGAAATGTTTAATGTCTTTACAGACAGTGGATAAAAGGTTTTTACATCCAGAATTCTTCCCGATTTCTTCTACCTTTTTGGCCAGATTAATTGCGATATGAGTATTCCTAAACTCTGGATCAACCCAAATATTGCTAATAAAAATACCTTCATCCTTAAAGCAGTACGTGATAAAGCCGTGCTCATGTTCAATGAGTTCCTCGTCAAAAGCTTCTTTAATATAGCTAGCGTACTTAGTAAGACTTGGTTGCTGCAAGCTTATACCCTCCTGCCTTGATGCCGATTTCGGCCTGAAGATTTGAAAGGCTAAACGATTCGCAAGTGCCAGACTGATCAGTGTCGTAGATTTCAAACTTGATTGATTCCACTTTTTGATTCGGGATGCTTACAGAGAACTGGTATTGATTTCCATCTGTCCCGTCATAAATAAGGTCATAGTCTTCAGAAACTGAATCATTGTAGTCTGTAAAGATTTTACATTTAAGCGTATGAAGCGATTTGAACTCTCCAATGATCCATATCTGATAACATCTCTGATATCCTTGAACGTCCGAGATCTTAAGCCATGGAGATGTGAACCTCATGGAATATGGGAGTGAGTTATCTTCAAAGGTGTCTTCCGTTTCTTGGAGTACCGAATTGTTCAAAATTGAAACCGGAGAACCTTGCCATGTGTCTGCATCAACCATCGTTTGGTTTTTAAATACTGACCACGTTTCGAATAAGTAGTTAAACACCAGACAGTTACCAGCATCGGTATAAAATCTAGCTTCATTGTATTTGTCAGAAAGGATAGATGCTTTAATTCTCTCACTGTTGAAATCTTCAACTTCTTTTCCGCGATATGAAACCTGAAGGGCCCTGTCTAAAAGATAGATTCCCTTTCGTGATTTAAACATGATTCCGGCAGGAGTACTTAGAACGCTACGAGGGTCTACGCATCCAACGTCTGTAGCAATGCCTTCAGGCTCAGTGAAAGAGTCCTGGAGGCCAGTTTCAAGTGGCCCATCTCCAGATATGTAGTAAATCGACTGCTCTCTAAAGATAATGATTTTTCCGTCAAGGTATCCGAGCCCAGACATGTCAGAGGAGTCAGCATTTTGAGCGGTTGAAATCCTGATTCGAAAGTTGCCGTTAAAGTTAACACTCTCACCGGCTAATTGTTTTTTCGAATAAGCTATCTCATCTCTATTCTCTAATCCGCCTAAGAATAACCTGTTTCCACCAGATGTAGAGAATCTGCAGAGCGGAGCAGGATCATTCGGCAGTACCCCACCTGTAGTGTATAACCTTTCGTTATTGATTAGATCGGCATCGCTTAGAGTGTCTTCGAACCCATTAAGGGATCCATCATTAAGCCTCATGGGACTAGTTTTAACTCTGTAATGAACCGAACCAAGTGTTTCCGTTCTAAAAAGAACTGCCCTCATTGAGAACTCGTCTCTGAATTTGTACGTACCAGGAGGCATGACGAATTCTACTATTAACTTAACCGCATTAGCTCCAGTCGTTACCGACTTAGGTAGCGACGGCGTAGACATTGTCAAGGTCCCGTTAGTGTCAAAGAACTCGTACATAACAACATAGCTAAATGTCTTGCTTGCCACAGCAGGGTTTGCCGTTCCAACTGTACCCACTTGAATGCTTGTTATCATTGGAGTGAACAAGAAATTATTTTCGTGGATATTTGAACCCGATGCTTCCACTAAAAGCCCAGATGCGATGTATGAAGAGTTTTCGACTGTTTGTCTAGAATAAGACATTTCGTCAAATCCTAGAGTCACAGAGGAGCATTCTATCGTTGCCTGGAATTCGTTTTCTACGTAATTGTAAGTAGATGTGTCAAACTCTCTGGATACTGCAGTCCTTAAAAAAGAATCAGAATATACCGAGCTTGAGCAGCTATAATGAGTTGGGACTGGCGGGGTAATTACCACCACCGTAGGGTCAACAGGTATTGATGCTGTTAAAAAATGAGCATCAATCTTTCTTTTGTTGAATTCTAAGATATAGGCGCTCTTGTTTAGCGTCTCTGTATTGATACAGATAGCGTAAACATGGCCCCCGTTTATGAACGGCTTGGAAATAACCGACAATCTTCTAAATTCAAACGAAAGCGGATCCATCGTGTACGAAGTCGAGATGTTTAATTTGTAGAAATTGTGGAATGAGCTTGATTGGTCAGTGTATACGCTATAACTGGATGATGCATACAAGTTGGTTCCATCTGAAACCAGTCCGATTTTATCCGTTCTATCGGTTGTTATTAGCGGAGTTATAGCTTGAGTAAATGTCTTGTCGTATCCAATAGCTATAAATCGCCCATCGGTAATACCATCAGCACAATAGGCCATGTGAATTATTGAAGAATCAATACATAGGCAAAACCCACAAGGGAATAACCCGTCTTGAAGTAAGGCATTTGCTAATACTATTGTTGCCGTTGATGCAGTAGTCCCGTTTGGGTTAAGTTTAAAGAAGCTCAAGGTTGTACTTCTCGCACACCCCACATAGAAATAAGATCCGTCTTTTACAATATCAATTGCCCAGTTGTTCCCGGTTCCTAAACCTGGAATCAGTGAATTGGTGCTTATCTCGTTTAGGAATTGGTCGTAACTTATAACTGTTACACCTGTCGAAAAACTGTATGCGAGAATAATTCTAACGACCCCGCTATCATTAATGATCGAGACCCTTGTTTGTATAAACGTTGGGTTCAAGGTAAAGAATTGAATATGTTTCGTAATTACGGAATTCGTGGACTCGTCTCTGACAGATATTGAAGCCCCTCTATCAAATTCTGAAACTGCGCTATACCTAGACGAGGAGAAAACCTCTAGCCCACTAACTGGATCTCTGTCGTAATCAGGAGCAAGATGATCGCCGCCAGTTTTTTGAATTGTCTTAATATTTGAAGTAACAGATTTTGAAAACTCTGAAACCTTGACCCATTTGTCTTGGCCGGAAAAGTACGAATAAGTTCCACTGTTAGTAATTGTGCTTAATGAGTTTTTGACTGGGACTACTGCGAACGGGGTAGTGTCGTCCAGATCAGGACCTGAACTAGTTGAAACAGTTTTAGGAATTAATCCAAATCTCTTAGATAGCTTTCCTGTTTTTTGGAATCTTGCATTCTCAAGGACCAAGGCGTTTCCGGCCATAACTTGCTTGGAATCAGTCTTGGTATCAAGACCGTTAGTTACGGGAATCGAAACATTTATCTTCTGAAGTGACATTTAGAACACCCATATTTTAGCGTTTACAGTAGCAGAGGCGTCGAATGAAATGGTTTCAGCACTCCACCCTGTTCTCCAGATGGTAGCGTTTGCATCGGTATCAGTTACGATCCAGCCAGTAGGAACTCTGCCTAACTTATGTTCAATAGACTTGCCGGACGTGGTTAGAGCTACAGAGAACTCCTGCCCTATCAAAAATTGATTTCCTGATATCTGAGAAATGAACTCTTTCACGTAGCCTTGAAATTTCGAAAGCTCGTAATCAGTTGTCTGGAATGTCTTAAGAGGTTTTATCTCCATGGATACCCTCTCTCTCCTACATCTTGCACTCTCGGTGGCTCAGATGAATCACGTCCAGTAGAAGCTTGAAGAATCCTTCTCTTCATTTCTTCCTTAGCTTCCTGTAGGTCCTTCACCGGCGACTCTTCCTTGACTCGCATCTTAATTGCAGCATCAATCACTACGTATTCTTCCCATCCGTTAATGCCGTTGAACACATCAGCGTCGTTGGCAAGTGTGAGCGGTTTTGGAATGTACCAGAGTTTGATTTGCTGTGAATTAGTCGGTGTCGGCGACAAGGTGATGTTATCACCCCTTAGTTGATATCTAGAGTTCCCGAAGTTGCCATTAAACCATGCTGGATCAGTATAAAGATTCCTTTCTTTCCACTGAAATTCCTTCATGTCGCAAGATGAGCCATTTGCAAGAATCCAGTCCACTCCCATTAGCTTTAGAAAATCATCCGGCAATGGATAACTATCATCGCCGCCGGAAGTGGTGATTGGATGGCTTGAAATGTAATAGTTTTCGCCACGAGAAGCGATCAAAAGGTCATAAAGCTCCGATACCGAGGCATTGATATAAGAATTAAGCTCAGTGTCCGAGATGAAGCGGCTGTTAACCATGTCACCACGCTCTCGTGCTCTTAATTTCAACTGCGCCAAGGTAAATGAGGCCATACTATTCCTCTTCTGATACTAGGTAAGGTTCAGCTTCTAGGTTCAAGGCAACGAATGCCGAGATAACCCTGTTGGCATCCTTTGATTCAATGGCAGAAATAAGCTCGTTTGCCGCCATGACACAACTTTCGCTGTATCCTTTTTTCTCGGTAGAGCTTTCTTTCTTTCCATTAACAAAAGATTCAACAATTTTATCTGCAATGCCGCCGATTTTCTTGTTAGGTCCAATCATTGAGAGCATATAAACGCTCCTTAGTTTGCTGATGAATCATTGAAAACGATGTTCAAGTAAACTACGCAAGCATCAGAGATGTTTGCAGCAGCTCCAGCAACCTTAGTTGTGATTGTGAATGTCTTTGCAGTCAAATTGATCGCAGAGTAAACCACTTCAACATCTTGAGCGGAGTCAACCACTGAAGCCGATGGAGAAACAATTGAGTAATACTTGTCTTGAAGTGTTACGAGGTAAGTACCTGTTCCGGACTTAACAACTGAAGCCACACCTTTAATGTCGAAAGACACTACAGCAGCAGAAGCATTCAGCGAGATTGGTCCGGCCAGGAGAACGGGTTTTTTAAAGAAAGAGTAGAAGAATTGTGTGAAATAACGAGCGGCCATTTGAAACTCCTTAGTTTTAGGGTGGGGCCCCTATCTCGGATTAAATTGCCGAGTCAAAATTAAGGGGAGACCGAAGCCTCCCCGATTAGAACTAGATTAAGAAAGTACCGTTGTGCCCTGGAGCATTACAGAAGATTTGAGCGTAGTAACCAACGCGAATTTCAACAGCATCCTCGTTAGAAACGCGAAGCTGCTTCAATCCATCCATGTCTAAAATCATTGGCATGCCTTCAAGCGAGTGAAGTAACCATGAATCAAGAGATAGCATTTTCATTGTTCCAGCAGGGCAGTTTCTGTCAGGGATAACAGTTGCGATTGATTTACCAAGGTTAACTTTCACACCTTGGAAACCTACGTTTGCATCCTTGGCCATTACGTCCACGTACTGAACTTTAGAACCAAGAGATTTAGTAAGGTCTGCGTATTTGTCGAAGTCCATGAATACGTGACTTACTTTACCGCCATCACGAGAAAGCTTGGCCCCACCTTGGATTAATGCTTCTTCGATTGGAAGTGCAGAAAGATCACCTCTCCATCCAGAAAGACGAGTGATGTCCGCTGTACGGTCTACACCGAAGAAAGGAGATGAAGTTGGAGCAACTTGAGGGTTCCAAGCGCCAAGACCTTTCATTTTAGCGTCGTAATCTCCATCGATGAAGATAAAGTCACCAACCGCAGCGGCCGTTACTCCGGCCGTAATGTTTCCTGAACAAGTAACTGTTCCAGCTTCGCGGTCAATTCCACTAACTGTTAATGTACCAGTTCTAACACCAGCACCAGCACCGTCAGTAGCTGAAAATTGAAGCTTGTATCCAACTTCGTAGAAAACAACATCACCAGGATTATCAAGGATGATTACTGCAGAACCAATAGTTGTAGTCGCTGCAATCTTTCCGATTGAGCCTGATTCGTTTCCGTACATCGCTTGAGCTGCAGAGTTTACAAGGTTCTGGTGAGCTGATTCCATTTCCTGTTTAAGGATAGAAATAAAAGCACCAGAGTTGTTTTTAGAAGCTAGGATTGCCTCGTTTTTGATACGAGCAATAGCGTAATCGCTTGCACGGTCATAAAGGAAAGCAACGTTTTTTACGTTAGTGTTGTTCGCTTGAGCGTTTGCGAAAGTAGATGAACGTCCAGCGTTCGGCGCGTACTTAAGTGGACCCTTTACAAAGTCACCGTAGAAATCTTCTTTCTTTGCCATTAATGCAAGAAGAGGATTGTCTTTATAAGTTAAGTCTTTTGGAAGGCCAGACGGGTAGATCGTTTTAAGGATTGCCGCCATGTTGATCGTAGTAGCTGTCATTGAGAAACTCCATTAGTTAAGTGAAAAAATTAAGTACAAAACATTGAAGTTTTCTTACCTAGCGTTTCTCCGAACTAATGGAGGATGAATTCTTAAATGGGTTAACCCCTCATGCTTTCAAACAGCTTTGCAGCAGCTCTATCGCGCTCCTCTTGAGTCTTTAGCTCAGCGGAATGCGAAGATGATTGAGAGAATGATGAGTCGATTGTTTGTTGCCCGAACATATTGGCGAGAGATTCTTCTTCGGTTTCTACAGAGTCACCTAGAAGACTACGAACTTTCTTAGATTTTTGCATACCTTTAACCATTTCTGCAAGCTTCCCTTCGTATAGGTCTGCAGCCTCGTCAAACGTGAGAAGTTTCGGATTTCCTGATTCAGATGTTTTCAGATAAACATCCTTAATAACCTTGAAAACCTCATCAGAAGCGTCGAAATTGGCAATTAAATCGTATTTTTCAGCGTTTTCAGTTAGAAACTTTTTACATTCGACTTTGTAGTACTCAGATTCCCGCTCGATCTCTTGCTCTTTCTGGGTTTGGTCGCGCTTACTCAGGGTATCGTCCAAGAGTTTCTTAACCTCGTCGTCTTTTGATGCCAGTTGCTGCTTTAATTCCTTGATTTGTTTCTGAATCGGGTCCAGATCATCATCGTCAAGGGTTGAGAGCCACTTCTCTTGAAGCTTTTCAAGTGAGAGGCCCTTGCCTTTAAGGAACTCAATAGCGTTGTCATCATTAACATCGTCAAAGCCTTTGTACTTAGAAAGCTTTGCTTCGCGCTCCTCAAGTTCTTTAAGCTTCTGGGAGTGAGTTAACCCCTGCTCCCTAATGGCCTTCTCTTTTCTGGCCAGAATCGCAAGGCGTGAACCCATTTGATCCGAAGGGATGTCGGTTGATACGTTTTCGATATCCGATTCAACAGGATCGGCCGGAGCTGCTGTCTGAGACTCTACGATTGAATTTGAAATTGCTGAAATGGTTAAAGGTATGCAAAAATCTAAGAAAGTTCGTAGTCTTCTAGGTGACTCTGTAGAAACCGAAGAAGAATCTCTC